AACGGCATGATATTAGGTCATAATATCATTGCGAATGCCCCGGTCGTGTCAAGACCGTTGGCGACGACGTAGCCACGATCCCTTTTCAAGACCTGAAATGATCTTTCAGATCGAAGAAAAGTTGACAATACGTGGAATGAGTTACATGAGGACGCACGATGCTTTATGGAATACCAATATTCGAGTTCATCGAAGTTGGTACCTTTCTCCATAGGAACTGAAATCAGCTTCCGATAAGTAAAGGTTCCATGTCGGTCAGCTCTTAAAGGGCTGAACCGAGTATCATGCGGAAACAAGCGTTTTACGCGCAAGTAATCGCCCATGAACTTAATTCCAGAATCGTCTGGATCGTGGTCAGCGACAAGAAATACTTCTCCGGTCGCATGAATCAAAGTCGCCAAGTATCTTAAAACACGGTCGTGATAGATGTATCGCAAGGACCCGAAGCACAGGATGTACTTCTTTAAAATCCCGTTCCACAACGTATACAACCATGCTTTTACAACGCTTGGCTTGTTTGACCTCGGCCTTCTGATGTAGAAAGGCCTCACGTTACGGAACGACTTATAGTCCGCTCCGCATGACTCCCTGAAGTCGCAGTCAACTTTAGTGAAGGATTTCTCCTTATTCACTATAAAGCCGCAACTCTCGCAAATCGATATAAATCGATCGGCGAGGTGCGTTCTAACTAAGCAGTCGTCACCGAACACGCTACAACTCCCTAGACTCTCGTATTCCACGAGAGAGGAGAATGGTGAGCGATTCATTGAATCGACTGCTACAGCTAGTGACCAAAACACCAGGGTCTCGAGGGGGAAGGTAGTACTATTGCCCATTGTTGCAAAACATGGGAGGGAGTGCCTAACCTGACCTATCAGCACAGTCTTTGTGCGGACATCATCCAACACCTTAAACCAAATCGGAGGAAGTAAAAACTTCAACAACTTAGTTGACACACAATCGGAAGCAGAACTGAAGTCAATAGTAGCCCAATTACGGGTCACACTAGCCTCAGCCAAACCTTCTTGTGGTGGTATTGCTGAACCTCGAAGTCAATACCGAATTTCTTGAAACGATCTTCCATTACAGCGCCTAGACCCTGTTGAAAAAACATATTCAGGGTAGGCTCTACTGCAATGGTCCGATCGATTTCATTAGTTTTCGGAACGGTCGTCAGCTTTGATGAGTTATGGTACACCAGATGGGGGCGTAAGCCAGAGCGAAGGTTCGCATCTGGAAACGCGCGCTGCAGGGATTCCCGCAGCGTGCTATCCCATCGGTAGTACATGTCGGCATATGGAGCACAGTCATCCGAACAGCTCAGAGGGAAAACCCACTTGCGTGAGTTCCCCGTATCGGCATAAGAAATGCCAATAGAGCTATTAGGACCGTGTTTACAGGCGCTAAACCACTCGTCCATTTC